GTTCTTCTTGATTTTCTACATCATCTTCTGGCATTTCTTCAGATTGTTGCAACATATTCAAGAGTTGTTCTTCTTCGCTCTCTTCTTCGGCAGTTTGTTCTTTGAGTTTTTTTCTGAGTTGTTTAAATGAAACTCCATAATTTCTATCAACTTTATATCCAGCGGCGTCATCTCCGTCACTGGTTTCTGTGGCTTCGGATTCCAAAGTAGTTTGAGGAACGCTGTAGCCATATGCTTCAGGTGGGAAAACATCTTCAATCTCCTGCTCTTGTCCTGGTGTCATTGCAATAGCATATTGACGATATTCATCTGTTCCTACTAATTGCATTTCAAATAGTTCGTTAATATCTGCATCTTCTCGTAGATCTTTATCTGCAGTATGATATGTTTTACCTTTACGAAGGAAGGAATTCACACGAGCATGACCCCACTGTTGTGGTGTCGTTCCTGGACGATGTCCAGAATTCCATGCAGCAACACCGCGCTTATAGACTTTTTTGAGTGTGCTTAATGACACATCAAACTTCTTTGCTTTTCCTGCAAGAGATAAATCTGGTTTTTTCTTATCACTCATCATTGTTGCTCTCTGTGTAATTTCCTGTTAAGTACCAGCGTTGTGATGATGGGTGTTTAATTGCTTCCCAAATAAGATTGTTCTCACAATATGATGCCTTATTTCCGTTAATATCTGTAAGATCTTTTGATTGAACAGATAACTGATTTGTGATAGATTTAGTTGTATCGATTAGATCTTTAATATTATAATTTGTTGTTTCCTTCAGTGTCTGCATTTTCTTAATCAGGCTGCGCTTTTGCATGACTGCTGTAATATTTCCACCACGCGCCTTACGATTTCTTCTTGGATCAATTACTGCAGGAATAGGTTTATTGAAATCAATTCCTTCAGCCATGGCTGATCGAATAGCCAATGTATGTTTACTTGGCTTTGTTTCAGCAGTTGCATCACCAGGAGCTGGCTCATAAGCACGTGGATCGCGGTCTGAATACCTTTCTTTTTCTTTCCAATGCTCAGCTCGAGCTTTTGCAGTAGAGGTGCTTAATCCAGCAACGTATTTCTTAGGCAATCCAGATTTTTTATCTTTTGGTACTTTATGACGATACTTTTCAGTCATAACAGCAAAAGATTTTAATCCAGGAACTTCTACAGGTTGAATCCCACATTCTTGAATTAATTCTTCTAGTTTAGATGTCTGATCTTCAAATATTAACTTTTCGAATGCGCTTGCATTGTGGTAATTCATTGAATTGTTAAACACAAAAACATTTTCTAAAGTTTCTACAAGTTTCTCTACACTTAGATACTTTTCAATTCTTTTAGATTCATTTAATGGATTGTCGCGTTGCTCGTTGCGCATACGTGAAACTTTGTTTGTGACAGAAACATAGATGGTATTAAAATTATAATCTTCATGAATTGATTGAATTTCAAACATCTTGTTCTCATCAATTGGTCCATTGATAACAAGATTTTTCTTTTCTTCAAAAAGTTTATTGGCTGCTCCATTGAGGACTTGATCTATTTGGACTTCCATCAAGTCATATTTTGCAAAGGTATTCTTCAGTACGAAATCTTTGCCGCTACCTGGACCGCCAATAAGAAAGAATGCTGTTGGAGCAGATTCTTTTAATTTCTTTTTCTTTTGAGATTGAGCAGCTTGAGCAGCTCTAATTTTCTCGTATAGACTCATTGCGAGTTCTTTATGTTCCTTGGGATATTCCGCAACAAACCCTGCTTTATCTCCAGCCGTGACCATAGCGCGCATTTTAGTTCCAGACATTCCAACTGCACCCTTTGCTTTTGGGTCGCGTTTTCCTGCAGAAGCAATGTTAACACTTTTGATTCCTGGATATTCTTCTTTTCTATATTTTTCATTCTGTAGGAATTTCCATTTGGCTTGATCTTCTTCGCCACCACCAAGAATCGTAACCTGTTTATGACCCTTGCTTTCTAAATGTTTCATCATTTGTATTGGAGTGCGAATATCAGGATCACTTACAATATTTGCAGTTGGAAATAATTGACGTAATGCTGCAACCTTTGTATCATGATCTAATGGATCGCTTGCTCCCCCAACTGTATGTGTTGGAAAGATGTAATGTACGCCGCCTGTTTCTTCAGCGTGTTTTTGAGCAGCTCCAATTGCAGTTCCGTGACCAGTATAGGTTGGAGGTTGGTTTCTGCTAATGACAATTGATGCAGGTCTATTACTCATAAATTTTCTCTTCATTCAGAATGATTTGTTCGTAAATTTTATTTCTTAGATGTTTAAATCTAATTGGATTACTTTCTTCGGTAATACTGCCGTCTGCATTACGGCGATAACCACCATCCTCATCCCACACATTCTGAAGAGTAACATTATATCCTTTTCTCAATAAGAATTTATGGTAGTCGGATACATTACCATATTCCGTACCATCAGGATTGCGTGCAATACCTTCTTCATTTCCTGGTTGACCTTTTGTTGGATCAGCATCAGCAAGAGCTTTGATTTTTTTGTATTCTTCTGGATCACTAAGCATATGTTGCCATTGAGAAGCATGTAATACTCCATTTTCCATGCCAGCAGTTGTTCTTTTTCCGAACGCATCTATGAGAGGTTTGCCATCTGCGTCGACTGTTTTTGCTGGTTTGCCGTCTATGCAACTTTGAGGCTTTCTTTGGCAATAAGTACCTGGTGCGGCTGAAAATGTTACTGCTGCAGCTGCTGCTTTTGCAGTTGGATAATACCAACCGCGCGATTTTACACCCTTTGTGTATTCATCAGCCCCATCATCTGTCGCTGCAACCACTTCATCATCTCTTGCTGCAAGACTTCGTAATTTTGATTTGGCTGAATTAAGCCAATTCATTCTGGTTACGTTTTCCTCATGAATTTTATTTCTTAGATCTTTAAATCTAACCTTCGAAGTTTCTTCACTGAATTGACTCTTTAAAGCAGGTGGTATTTTTCCAGGGTTCTTTTGTGCATATTTTCCTGCTTCAATAGCCTTATTCCAAAGTCCACTCACAAAATTCATCCCTTGCTCATATTCGCTTTTTTCAGCAGGTTCAGCGGGTTTAGCGGCTTGATTTGAAGCAACCATTGGTTTATTTTGCGGTTGTGTTGTACCAGAACCATCTCTCATTGCCGCCCAAGTAGTGCCAAGTGTTCCTGCTTTTGCAGATCTGTTGTACAAATATTCGCCAAGTTTTTCTTGGTTTTCTGGGCTGTAAAGAACATCTCGGTAATTTGGACCAAATACTTCTCTAGCTGTTTGCGAAAGCGTTGTTACTTCAAATTGATATTTGCCAGTTCCAGAACTACCATATCGCGCTTGTGGACTATTTGGTCCAAATCTTTTTGCACCATATTGTTGTGATCTTAATCTCGCTTCAGTAGGATTTTTAGCAGTTCGAAAATTATCCTCTAATTCACCAACAGTCATCTGTGTTGGACGTTTTGGCAATGTAATTCCTGCAGCATTTCCTTTATTTGGGACATCATAAACTATACGATCATATGCGCTACCATAGTCGTCATCGAAACTTTCTGCGCCAGCGATGCGATCTCTATTTTTTTTCCAATCTTCTGAAAAATTCGTTCTCATTTTTATTGGGCTGGTTGTGCAGCCTCTCCCTCTTTAGATTGTTGCTGAGTAGCAGCTTGTTGCTGTTGCTGAAATCTTCCACGATTAAAATTCAAACGACTAAAATCTGGTCTGTTGATAAATTTAACAGGAACATCATTTCCTGTTTGTGGATTTCTCATCACAACAACATGACCTTCTTGTGAATTTACGACTTCACCAGTATCTGGATCACTGATTGAACCTTGCATCAAATTAGGATTAGTTTGTGCATTCGCATCCAATCCAGTCATAAGTGCGTGTTTGGCATTTGTAAGTTCTTGATGAATTCTCATAGTCTGACGCCATTTGACGGAATTCATATTTAAGTCATTGACAATCTCATCAGCCTTTTGTCCAATTGCTGCTGCTTTTTTTGCATTCTTAGGATTTTCAATTTGGCGTTGGAACTTACCTGTAACATGATCAACGAAGCCTTCGAATGTCATAGGTTCGCCAGTTTTAACCGTTGAATTGATATGAGTTGAAAAATGGTCAGCGTGTGGAGCAACATGATCGAAATCGTGTTTTTCTGTTAGATGTTGCACGTTTTTAATTGCACGTTCGTATGCAGCTTGAGCATCTGTGCCATAATTTTCTGCAATTGGTGCTGTGGCACGAGGGTCAATTACATGAACGTCTGTATGTTTGCCAAAAGACCTCAAAGGAACATTGAATTGTCTCTTTGGGAAAGACAACATTAGTTCTCCAGTCTTTGCATGTGGTTTCCACGCAGCATTTGGATATGCAGTGTGAACCACAATACCAAATTGAGATTGAGCCATTTTTTGCCCAATCTTAGAATCAGCTGGAACGCTATAATTAATCAATTGTGGATTTACAGAAAGAGCATATCCATTTTCTTCATCTCCTTCCTGTTTAATCATATCAGGTGTGTGCATGAAATCTCCTTGATAGATTCCACGCATTGGAGTTACTTTTGGAAGATGCTCTAGAGCTGAGAGCATTTTTGCTGCTAAATCTGGACGATCACCAAAATGAGTTTGAACATCTTCAGGGGACGTGATGAACTTCTGAGTTTGTTTATTGAACGCTGATTTGGTAGCGACGAAAAATTGACCAGGAACAAATCCTGCTTTATCTGAATTCTTGACAGGAAGGCGACCAAAGACCATAGCAGGTGCGCCGTCATGCTTTACGGAAATATTAGCAGCGGAAGGTTCACCTTTTAAATATTTGTGAACATTATCGAGGAAGTCTAGAGATAAATCCAGACCCTCTTTTCCATGTTTGATTAGGAGATCTTCGACGTGATCAAGGTGCCCGCCATTTAGGTCTTCGGTTTCAAATTTGGCGGCTTCAGTGAGATATTGACTAAATCTTAACATATTCCTTCCACTCTGTGGGGAGTTTATATGCTTCTATTTAGTTATTTTTACCAGTTAGTATTCCGTAAATAATGTCGTCGACGGTTTCTTGAATCGTATATTGAGGTCTGTAACCCAAGGATTCAAGTTTAGTATTATCCATGAAGAAAGAACGAGAGGATTGGACTTTCTTGTGAAACTCTTTCTGTTCTATAGTGCGGAGTTCAGAAGCCGAATCCATTGAATCTCGAGCGTATCGAATAATGTCTCGGAAGATTATTGGTCTCCCATTTCCGATGTTGTAGATTGAGTTAATTTCTCCTCGTTGAACAACGAGATCGATTGCTCGAGCGCAATCGCGAACATCAATATAATCACGATAAAAATACCCACTATCATAGAGATCCACTGGTCGATTGGACGCGATCTCCGCCAGTAAGTATTGGAGAGCGTTCTTTTTCGCAGATACCTTTTTATCTTGTTTACCCAGTACATTTGCTAACCTCAAGATTCGATATTGAAGTCCAAACGTCTCGCAGTAAGACATGAGTAACTGCTCGGCGCATCTCTTCGTGATTGAATAAAAACCTTTTGGCTCACATGGATCGGTTTCGGGAATACCACGCGATCCTTCGCCAAATCCAGAGTCTTGTCCATAGACAAACCAGGAACTCATGAAGTTGAACACTCCCTGTTCACCAGTTCTCTTTATATATTCTCGATAATTATCGAGAACTTTCATCAATACAACGAGATTAGTATTAATATCCAAGAGAGAATCGACGTGTACATTATAGTTATCAACGGTACTAATAAAGTAAACGCAATTTGCACTCCGTACTTCGTAATTATCCCTGTAATTTTTGATCCAGCCTTTGGCAACGTTACAGTATTCACTTCCGACAAAACCATATCCCCCAAAAACGTTTACGATTGCCATTTTGCAAACACGCTTTCGTAATAGGCAAATACATCTTCGCCATAGTGTGGAGGGCAACCAACAAAGAACACGTTACTCAATGCCTTGTTCGCATTTGGATACTTCGAAGCATCGTCAAGATGTTTGTAACCAGGATGCAACAGAATATTTCCAGCAAAGTAGTTGCGAGTCTGAATACGATTTGCTTCGCAGAAGGCTTGGAGTTTTTCCTTGAGTTCAGGTGTATCAGTGATCAACGGCACACCGAACCAAGAAGGGTCTGCCTTATCCAGAGCAGAGGCAACGCGAACACCAGGAACGGAACGATAGAAGATGCTCTTGATGCGCTCGAAATTCAAACGACGCTTCACATCAATCTCATCTATTTTCTTCAACTGCTCAATACCAATCGCACCTTGAAGATCAAGTGGCTTGAGATTGTATCCCATGTTTGAGAAAAGATACTTGTGATCAATTATTCCATTATATCCTTCAAGCCATTTATCAAAGCGATTACCACATGTTCCACAAGCCAATAGATTAGCAGCACCGACGCAACGGCAATCACGACCCCACCAGCTAATGCTGCGAGCAGTGTTGATGAGTTGTTCGTCGTCTGAGCAAACCATCCCGCCTTCGCCTGTCGAAATGTGGTGAGCAGGATAGAAAGATGTTGTCCACGCATAATAATAATCCGTCAGCAGTTTACCATCCCATTTTGTGCCGAGTGAATCGCAGTTATCACCAATCAAAAGAAGATCATGCTTTTCACAAATTTCTTTGATGCGATCCATATCAGGAGGATTGCCAAGAACAGGTGAAACGAAAATAGCCGCAGTGCGATCTGTAATCTTTTCTTCAAGTTTATCAAGATCGAAATTGAGAGTATCCATTTCAATGTCAACAAACACTGGTGTTAGATTATTCTGAACAAGTGGTGCAATAGTCGTCGGGAATCCGACAGGTGATACAAGAACCTCAACGCCATCTTCCAAGTTCAGATGCTTCTTGAGTGCTGCAACCATTGTCAAATTGGCAGAGGAACCAGAGTTGACCATGTGAGCATGCTTCACATTGAATTTGCGACAGAATGCCCATTGGAACTTCGCAACATTCTCGCCAGAGACGAGCCACTTACCTGTTAGAAATGCAGTGACACCAGCAATGACTTCTTTCTCATCCCAATATGGACCAGAATAGAATACGGTATCTTTCTCAGGATTGAACTCTTTGCAATTGTATGCATACTTTGGTGTACCAACAGCGGCAACCAAATCTTCAATCATTTGCTTCACATCACTCATACTTTCATCCTCAAGATTTGTCCAAGATATTTACCATAATCTGATTTACTATACTTCTCAGCGGCACTACGAACATCATGCTCTGTAATCCATGCATTCTTGTATGCGATTTCTTCAGGGCATGCAATCATCATACCTGTTCTCTTTTGCACTGAACCAACAAATACAGATGCTTCTGAGAGAGACTCAAATGTACCTGTGTCAATCCAAGCAATACCACGATTCAAATACTCAATCTTGCAATCATTGTTTTGCATATAAAGATTGTTGATGTCAGTAATCTCCAATTCTCCTCTTGCAGAAGGTGAGATCCTCCAGGCATATTCTACTACATTATTGTCATAAAAGTAAAGCCCAGTGACAGCATAATTACTTGGAGCAAATTTAGGCTTTTCGACAATTCGAATTGGGTTTCCATCATTATCTAATTCTACCACTCCAAACCGTTCAGGGTCCGCGACATGGTAAGCGAAAACTGTGCAACCAACATGATTGTTTTTTGCAGCATTGAAACGATTGATCAATTCATTACCATAGAAAATATTGTCACCGAGAATCAGAGTGACTTCATCATCATCAATCCATTTTGCTGCAATGCGGAAACATTCAGCAATTCCTCTTGGTTGCAACTGAGTTTCATAAACAATATTCAATCCCCACTGAGATCCATCACCAATAAGTTTCTCAAATGGTGCGCGATCAGCTGGCGATGTGATAATCATAATATCACGAATGCCAGCAAGCATCAATGTAGAAATTGGATAATAGACCAATGGCTTGTCATAAACAGGCAATAACTGTTTTGAAATAACCTTTGTGCATGGATAGAGGCGTGTACCTAATCCACCTGATAAAATAATCCCTTTACGCATTATACCACTCCAAAGTTTTCTCCAGTCCTTGGACGATCTTGGTCTTTGCGGACCAACCAAGTTCCTTGAAGATTTTATCCGAATTCATAGAATATCTAAAATCATGACCCTTACGATCATTTACAAAATTAATCCAGTTTTGATACATGTGAACTGGTTTACCCATTAAGTCAAGAATCAATGTTACCATTTCTAAGTTAGTGATCTCATGACCACCGCCAATGTTGTAACGTTCACCAGATTTAAAATTCTGACCAATTGCGAGTAATGCCTCACAATGATCTTCAACAAACAACCAATCACGAATATTTGTTCCAGTACCATAAACAGGAATTGGTGTATTGTTTTTAATATTCCGAATAATTGTTGGAATAAATTTCTCAGTATGCTGGCGAGGACCATAGTTGTTTGAGCAATTGGTAACAACTGCATCAATCTTATGTGTGTTTACATAAGCACGAACGAGATGATCGCTGGCTGCTTTGGTTGCAGAGTATGGATTGCGTGGATCGTACGGAGTTGTTTCAGTGAACGAAGAATCTTCTGAATTTAAACTTCCATAGACTTCATCAGTTGAAACGTGAACAAGTTTACCACCATACTTGCGAATACACTTTAGAATGTTATGAGTGCCATTAACATTAGTGCTGAGGAAATCATCGTCCCCAGTAATAGAATTGTCAACATGAGACTCAGCAGCAAAATGAAACGTAATGTCTGGTTCATAGTCATGATACATGTGGTCTAAGAATTCAAGATTCCGAATGTCGACTTTTTTGATATTAAGTCGCCAGTCGTCATAGAAACCATTTAGATTGCTGCCATTTGCAGCGTATGAGAAGTTGTCGAGAATGACAACCTCATCAGAAGGATATTTTTGTAGGTGAGAGATTACAAAATTAGAACCAATAAATCCCAAACCACCAGTCACAAATGTAGTCATAAAACCTCAATTACAATTTAACTTCCTCATAAATTGCAGGATTTGATTTACCATAATTTCTCATGATGACACCAGCCTTGCTGTTTGCTTCGTTTTCAAACTCGCTGCCTGTCTCACCTGCATAACTATGTAGTACACCATCTTCGTTCTGTTTGTGGTGGACTAGTTCATGCCCTAATGTGCGAAGGACATCTGCTAAATGACGCCCTGCAACATTTAAGTGAATCACTCTTTCACTTGGAGAGTAACCACCGAAACTCGTATTCTCTCTCGCTGTATCGCGATTGTCAATAATTACGAGTTTTGGGAGTTCCGCAATACCTAAATTGTCTTTGCAGTAACCCATGAAGTCTTGAATGCTGCTATGGGTTTCTTGTTCCTTCAGGTATTCTCTGAATTTTTTCATTTAGTTTATAAACCTTTTTCAAGAATCTTTTCCAGACTCTCGGATCTTGATTTCGGAAAGTCTTTCGATACATAAAGATGGCTTCAGAATCTTGCCAGCCAATTTTATGCGCTGTTCGAAGTTTATTTATATCAATTCGTTCAGCCTGAGTTTCATAGGCATGAGCGTCGATTTCGTCTGGATTTCCATAATACATCGCCTTCATCTTATTCTGTTTCGGTCTAGGCTTGTATTCTTTTTGTAAAAGAAAGGGTCTTTGTTTCTGTTGATGCTTATGGCGATACTCTTGGTGAATCGCACGAATGATCTTCAAAGCCAAATTTTTAGCACCAGCCTTTGTAAGACTCGCCTTACGTTGTCTTTTAGGGAAATGCAATGCGATGTAGATATGTTCAGGGATAAAATCAGAAATGCGATTACAGTAATGTGCGTTTACAATCACATTATGATCTTTGAAATATTCACCCTCAAATCGTTCTGATGAGAAACAAACAATATTACGTTTGAAGGCTGCATTTAAAGATCGAATAATAGATGGTACATGTTTTCTGCCCACCCAATTTTCAGCGAGAGCATTAACCTTCTTCTCTATCTTTTCAAGTTTCATTACACTTTCAGATTCTTGAATTTGTCTGTACTCTTACCGCGATCAAAGACTGGCTTTGATTCGGCTTCTTGCATCACAGCGTCTTGTGCCTTCTGTTCAAGATCATAGAGTTTCATCTTGGCTCTATCGACTCCGATCGTAAATCGTTTATGGAGGTTGGGATCGTTATAACGATTCTTGAGTTGCTTGACGAGTAACTGATTAAGTTGCTGCAACTCTTCAGTGCTAACAAGAGCAAACATAAAGTCAGCAGTCGCAGGTAGACC